ACAGGGGTACAACGTACTCTATATTACATGTGAAATGGCAGAGGAAAAGATTGCTGAACGAATTGACGCAAACCTTTTGAATGTTGGTGTCAAAGATATTGTAGATCTTCCCCAGGTTATCTTTACTAGTAAAGTAAATGAGATCGCTAAGAAAACCCAGGGCAAACTTATTATCAAGGAGTATCCAACTGCATCAGCACATGCTGGTCACTTTAAGGCATTGCTCAGCGATCTCAAATTGAAGAAAGATTTCAAACCTGATATCATCTTCGTGGACTATCTTAATATCTGTGCAAGTGTGAGGTACAAAGGTGCGATCGTCAACAGTTATACGTATGTCAAGGCTATTGCTGAGGAACTTAGGGGTCTTGCTGTGGAAGTTGGGGTTCCTATTGTCTCAGCTACTCAAACTACTCGCTCTGGTTATGGCAATAGCGACCCTGACCTTACCGATACTAGCGAGTCTTTTGGTTTGCCTGCCACTGCTGATTTTATGTTCGCTCTCATCAGCACTGAGGAGCTTGAACAACAGGGTCGCATCATGGTCAAACAACTTAAAAACCGATACTCAGATCTCGTTACCTCACGAAAATTCATGGTGGGAATTGACAGATCGAAGATGAAGCTGTATGATGTAGCGGACGATGCTTCCGCTATCAGCATCGACACAGAGGACGCAGGAGAACAACTCTCGCAGTTCGCTGAATCACAAAACCGTTTATCTAAATTTGCTGAGTGGAATGTATGATTAATTTTAATAAGTATGAAGAGTTTGTCTCTACTGTTACATCAGATCCTTCGACAAACTTTGTTGACTTTGCTGACCGTATTGGCGAACTTGATAGAGAGGGTGCCAATATTGAGCGTCTCCTTACTAGTGGTGTTGGGATTAATGCTGAAGGTGGTGAATTCCTTGAGATCATTAAGAAGATGGTGTTTCAAGGAAAACCTTGGAACGAAGACAACAGGGAGCACTTGATCATTGAACTTGGTGACATCATGTGGTATGTTGCCCAAGCAACTCAAGCACTGGGTATTAGTATGGAAGAAGTGCTTGACACTAATATCACTAAGTTGTCTAAGCGTTATCCTGCTGGCACTTTCGATTCTTACATGTCTGAAAATCGTAAGGCAGGTGATCGATGAAAACACTTACGTTAGAAGATTACCAGAAAGCAGGCGAAGAGTTCTGGCCTAAGTATTGGTATGTTGCCAAAGAACTTGGGGAGGATGCCAAACCAGAGCAAATCCTTAAGGTCATGGAAGCGATTGGTGGGGTCGCTCTTAAACTAGCACTCACTGACAAACTACCCCCTTTTGGATTTAATAAAAAGAACGATGAAGACTAGATTTATTTTATTCACCAAGGACTCCTGTGGTCCTTGTGGTCTGGTAAAGCGATACTTCAATGCTCTCAATGATGAGCGTACTAAACTTATCGAAGAAGTTGAATTAGAAGATGTAAGTGATGTTCCTATTCCAGAAGAGAACCTTGCTCTTGCTAAGAAATATGGTGTGACTGCTACTCCTGTTCTTATTATTGCTGATGAAGAAGGAAAATTGCTGGAAACATATGTTGGTGGTGTTCCTATCACCCAGAACATCCGTAAACTCTGGGCAAAATACGAAGTATAAATATGACCTCCCTTCTAAATAATTAGACGGGAGGTTTTTTATGGCAACGGCATCTGTAAATCCACCATCAACTCAGGGCTCTACAGCATTGTCTTGGTCTCAAATTACCAAGAGATACAATGATGTAATAGATGAGATTTTTACTAGGTGTAAGCATAAGCATCCTTTCGTTTTGCTTGCTAAGCATAGTGATTCGGATGATGGTGTCTACATTTACTTCACTCAAGTGTATTTGATGGTTCCTATGTGGAACTCTCAAAAGAAAAAATGGGAAAAATTTGAGACTGAACGGTTTGATTTGGGTGGCGGTGGTATTGGTAGTGTTTCTAAATTTAAAAAACTGATCGAACAACGTACTGGAATTTCTCCAACAAACATAGCAAGACCTGGAGTGGCAGGTGCTGGAGCACCGCCGTGGAACAAAGCACCAATCAAAGTTCAGTTTGCCACATCAAAGTCTCCAACACTTGCTAGAACTATCAATAGTAGTTGGATACTCAAGGACGGAACAATTTATGGTAATAGTAATCAAGGTCTAGGTGGCAAACCTCCAAAGGGAACTATTAGATCTGTCAAGTGGGGTAAGTTAGCATTTCTATCTGAAGAACTTGGAATCAACTATGATCTAAATTATCCTACAGCAACAGAGGATGGTGAGTCTGCTTTCATCTCAGACTTCAATAGTCAGTTAGAACAGATTGCTGGTGCTAATGGTGGTCGTGGACTTGACATGAAGATTGGTAATACTGTTTATCAAAATGTTATTGGAGTAAACAAGGTTGCTGGCACAGGTAAAGCGGACTTGGTATTTGTTGCTCTACAAAATAGACAACTTGTAGAAGTTTGTTGGGCTTCTCATAAGAAAGGATCTCAGGCAAAAGATTTTGGACAGTGGGGCGGTATGACTCAGTTGTATAAAACTGATAGAACTGTAAAGGCATTTGTTGACTACATGAAAGAAATTGTTGGCATTGGAAACATTATTGACTTTACTAAGTTTGATTCTGGTATTACTATTGGAATGAAAATTGGTGGTGCTACTCATGCAGACTTAAGAAAGTATGCTGTGTATGGTCCTAAGCACTCTGGTCCTTTTGGAAAAGAGAAATGTAACGTAGTTCTTCAGGGAGATCCAACCATCACTTATGGTAGGTCTCACTCCACACTTTCTATGAGTGGACACTTGACAAACTTTCCCACTGAAATGACAGGACCTTTTGAACCCGTGCTAATGTGTATCAAGAAAGCATCAACAGCGAACATTCTGAAAGGTGAAGGACGTGCTGACATGGGAGTTCAAGGTGCTCGCTTCTCTGTTTTTCCTTATGGTGAGAAAACCCGTGTAACACACTGGGTAGAAAAAGATTCTGATGGCAACCTCTTTCTCTCAACACCTGTAATCTAATGGCAGCAAATCTTCACTTAGAACACGCAGAAGACCTCATGCTCATGATGGGGAAAAAGGGAGTTGATGAAGCTTTTGAGTACATCGACGATCTTACACATACATTTTCTTCTGCTCCAAAAGGAAACAGTAAAATTACTACCAAGTGGGATGGTTCCCCTGCTATTTTCTGTGGTTATGATCCTGCTGATGGAGCATTTTTTGTAGGTAAAAAGAGTGTCTTTAATAAAACTCCTGGGATGTACAAGTCTGAAGCAGAGATTATGGGAGATACTAAGGCTGCCTCAGATCTTAAAAAAGCATACATGGCGTTGTGGAAAGGGTTTAAACCACTGTATGATTCTGGACAATTAAAAGATGTTATCCAAGGAGACTTTCTTTTTCATAGGAGTAGTAGGCAACTTGTTCGTGATGTACATGGTGAAAATTGCATCATGTTTAAACCTCAATTGATTAGTTACTGTATTCCAGATCATGATGAACTCTATGACAAAGCTAAAAACTGTGATGCCTGTGTAGTAATTCATGCAAAGTATCCTGCTAATAGAAATGCTAAAACTATTCATGATTTAAATGTTAGTTTTGGATTTGATGCTTCGCATCTTTCTACAAAAGAGATGTTGATTCTAACTCCATATACATCTGAGTTAGGATCTGCAATGGTTCTTACACCTACAGAGAAAGCATCTATTAAACGTTCAAGGAGAGCAGTTAGCACTCTTGTTACGAGATGTGCTAAGTTCTTAGATACTATTGCTGATAACTATGATGACTCTTGGGATCATGCATATTTTATTAAACAGTATTTTAATGCTCGGGTAAGAGAGGGTCAAGTAGTTAATAGTGCTAGTAGATTTTTTAATGACTACTGTGATTATTATGAAGGAAAACTGAGAGCAAAATACACTAGTCTAAAGCAACCTCCTAAGATTGCTGAGTGGAAAAATAAATTCTATAAAGGATATGAATTTCTCCAGAAGAATAAAGCGGAGTTTATAGCGATGGTTGGGATATATAATAGTATCCAAAACATCAAAAGTATTTTTATTCCTAAGTTTGAATCTGGTGAACGATTTAAAACGTTCTACTACAATGAGTCTGATGGAACTTATGAAGTGGGGAATCAAGAGGGGTATGTCGTCGTTAGGGATTCCTCTAGAGCGGTCAAAATTGTTCAACGCCTTGGTGGTTTCAGTGAAAGAAACTTTAACGAACAGAAGAAGTGGGCTAAGAAATGAAGAGAGTAGTAGTTGCCTGGGGAAGATTCAATCCCCCAACAATTGGTCACCAAAAGTTGATGGATATTACCAAGGCAACTGCTGGGATGGATGATTTCTTTATCTATCCTACACATTCTTTTGGTGGCAAAAAAGATGATAATGGTTTTAAGTCAAATCCATTGCCTGCCGATAGAAAAAATTATTGGTTGACGAAGATGTTTCCTCAGTATTCAACAAATGTTGTTTATGATACTAATATCAAAACAATTATTCAATTGTTCCAGAGGTATCAGGGTGAGTATGATGACATTGTTCTTGTGGCTGGAGATGATCAATTTGAAGGATACAAATCAATGGTTTCTAAGTATAATGGTGTAGAATATACATATAGAACTATTGAATTTGTAAATGCGGGAAAGAGAAATAAAGAAGCGGGAGGTGCTGAAGGCATGTCTGCTACTAAAATGAGATACGCTGCAGCAACAATGAATATCGGTGCCTTCAAGAAAGGTATGCCTAGTACACTAAATGATAGAGATATCAAAAATCTAATGGGTGAGGTTGTAAAAGGATTGAAATGAAAGATTTTAAAAAACTACGCGAAGAAGCACTGCGTCAACAACAACGTCAGCAGGAAGTATTCAAAGAGGGTGATGCTGTAATGTCTTCTCGCACAGGAGATAAAGGACACATCCACAGAGTTGGTGGTAATTATGCTATTGTTATTTCTGAGGAAGGAAATATGTTCCGTGAGTGGATTAAGAATATTAGATCTATAAATAATACCAGAAGAACTTCCCTGTTAAACGATGAATTACCAGAAGCCAATTAATAGTGTTAACTCAAACGATTCATTTTCGTCTGGGTTGATGGAACAGTATGGCAAGTGGATGGAAGGTGACTGCTTCCAGAATACTGAGATGCCTGAGTTGCACCTATCAGAAGCACCTTTCGATGGTATGGATCCTCAGTCTCATGGTGCTGAGATTAAAGATACTACTAAAGTAAAAAAAGAAGTTAAGAAAGAGAAGTCCGTTGCTGAGTCGGAAGTTCTTGAGCGTGAGGAATATGAGATTGATGGTGAGACTTATGTAATCGAGAAGGCAAAGGGTCTCGATGGTAAGGCTTGCTGGAAGGGATACAAGCTTGCTGGTACTAAGAAGAAGGGTGGCAAGACCGTTGACAATTGTGTCAAGGCAGGTGACGAACTAGTCCATGACGGTGAAGAGTTGGAAGAGAAGAAGTTAGATGCTGTTAATCATGCTGAACTTAAGGGTAAGCATTCTGAGCGTAAAGATAAGGACATCGACAATGATGGTGATGTAGATAAGTCTGACAAGTATCTTCATATGCGTCGTAAGAAAGTTTCTAAAATTATTGGAATGAAGGGAAAGAAATGAAGACATTTAAGGAACTTCGTGAAGAGTGTGGGTGTAAAGATAAAGAACGTAAAGCAAAGAAGAAAAAGTCTGGTAATGTAGAAGTCATGCCTACCATCAACGATGGTCAAAAGGGTATGACTACTAAACCAACTAACGAGTCTGTATTTGCTGGCAACTATCAGGGTCCTCTCTATGCTCCACATCCAGATTTAGTTAAGGAGGTTGCACCTCCTGGAAAAAAGTATGAGAGGATGGTTAAGCATATCAAAAAAGGATATGCT